AATGGAAGGAGTGCAAATGAGCGAACCAATCTACTTTTCAACCAACAGCCACCCGATATCGAATCCAAGCACCCAGATCATGCGGGTCGATCTGGACGGTGGATTCACGGTCAATGAATCCATCCCCGCCACGGACGCTGCGAAAATGGTTCTTGGACTGATGAAGCAGGAATGGCTGGCCGACGCACAGTGCGCCAAGATCCGCGAGCTTCAATCCGATGTGAACGAGCTGAAGGAGTTGGTCGAGTACCTGCAAGATCGGATCAAGCTGATGAAGAGTTCTGGCGACGAGCTGCTTGAATGGCTGAAGGACGGCACCATTTCCGACTCAAACTATCGGTTGTTGGCCAACGCATGGCAGCGAGCAAAGGAGGCCAAGCTGTGAGCCAAATCAACAACACTGGTATGCTTGAAATGATGCGCGGAACACCACCGCCAACGTGGGAGCAGACCTGCCTCAAGCTGTCCGAAGAGAAGCGTGAGCTTCAAGATCGCATCAAGCGGCTGGAGGGTGGCATCGAAAAACTGAAAGATGCGGGAGACTTGGTTTTCATCTGGCTTCTTTACAATCAAAGTCATCTCGGTGGGCTGGATGTGACTTCCGCTCTGCGAGAATGGAAACAATCTAAGAAGGAGGCCAAGCCGTGAAAACCGTACCAGACAAATGCCCGTTCTGCGAATCGCCTGTCAGAGTTCATTGTGGAAACCCACTCAGATCCGATGATGGAGGATTTGCCACTTACGAATGCAAGACACAGATCGACGTCGATTGGGACGACGATCAATGGCGGCGAGTCGGACAAACTGATGTGTGTATGATTCGTGAGATTAAACTGCTGACGAGGCAGCGCAATGAAGCGCGAGAGCGCGTGAATCGGCAGGAGTTGGATTGCATCAAGCTGTCTAAGGTGAATCAAGAGCTTCAATCCGATATGAATGAGCAGAAGGAACTGGTCGAGTACCTGCAAGATAGGATCAAGACGCTGAAGAAGGCTGGTGATGATTTGGCTAAGACACAAACTCACGACCTGTTGGAGACGATCAACTGGGCCAAAGCCAAGGAGGCTAAGCCGTGAGAACATCAACCGAAACACTGATCGCAGCCATGCGGATATTGTCTCAGGATATTCAATCCGACGATGGCGCGGCCAACGCGGCAGTCGCCGAAGCAGCGGAGCGACTAGCGGAGCAGCATATGCGCATCAAGCAATGGCATGACGCTCTTACGCCGCTCATGCCGAGCGATTTCAAATGCTGGCATGAGAACAATCCAAACGAATGGCCTGAAGTGGCTGCACGGGTCATCACTTCGCAGCGTGAATGCATCGCCAAACTAGAGCAGGAGAACGACGCCATGCGAGCGGATCTGCTGCTGTGGGAGAATGGAGGACCGTTGCCGTGAGCGATACCATCCAATGCGAGCGATGCTTCCGAGTGGCTGTCATGTCCAAGAGCGGAAAAACCTACGTCTGCACGATCTGCAAGCATCGGGAGAAGGTGAGGAAGACATGAACATCCCCATCGGCCCTGCCGCATTCGTCTTCAAGCACAAGCGAACCAAGCAAATCGTCGTCGTATCCAACGAACGATGGCATGAATTGTACGACAAGAAGGAGGACTGGGAACACACAGCAAGTCTGAACGCCTGTGGCGCTTTGCAGTACATGATCGACTCCAAACCGGCTGAGAGAAACCGATACATCAAGAGACTTACAGAATACCCATGAAAAAAGAAAAGATGACGCGAGTCGTCACCATCGATACGCAGCTCCATGACGACCTCAAGGAGTTTTGCAACCGCAACGGACTCAAGATCCAATTTGTCGCTCGGGAGGCGCTAAGGAAGTACATGGAAACTCAACACACGACGCAACCGTTGACTTCCTGCGCCGCTACCGCCCAGTAGCGATTCGTACCGTGTGGTACGGACAAACCCCTCCGGCTGCTATGAAGCAGTAGTTGGAGGGATAAATTTCCTAAAATTATGAATCTAAGAGAATACCAACAAAAAGCAGTGGAGTGGGCCAAAACTAGAGATGGCCTGATCATATCACCCGCAGGCAGCGGCAAGACATGGATTGCTGCATCGATCATCAAGCACTTCCACAAGAACGGTGCTGTCTTGCGATTCGGCTGGCTCGCTCCAACCCGCGAGACATGCCAGCAAGCGCGCACATCGCTCCGTGTTGCCGGTGTGCCTGACGAGGTAGTTGAGGTGCGCTGCCCTCACGAATCAGTGGACTTCAGCAAAAAGGACATACTGATCGTTGACGAAGCGAAGCACAGTCCTGCCGCTGGATGGCGTCGCATTATCGAATCCTGTAACGGGCTGCGTTATGGCTTTGACGCCACTCCTTGGGGCGACGATCCAGACCGGAACACGGTGACGCGAACGCTCTTCTTCAACCGAACCTACGAAATCAAGCGCAGCGACATCGGCGATTCATTGGCCGACGCTTACCTTGAAATCAGCGATGCCACAGACCTGAACATCCAGCAGAAGATCGATGACAACATCGACCGACTGTTTACTGCGCGGCGTCGGTACATGCGGATAACTGACGAAGAATTGAAACGCATGTGCGCCTGGGAATCGCTTGTGGACATCGGCATTTGCCAGAACCGCGAGCGCAATCGGTACGCCATGAATTACGCGCTGGAACACCTCGACATGCAGACTCTGATCCTCATACCGCGCATAACGCTGGGTGAAGAATACGAGAGCTGGATTCCGAATTCTCGGCTCGTTCATTCCAAGATTGGGAAGAAGGACAGGCGCGCCTACATGGAGGAATTCAAGGCTGGCAACCTGCGAACCATGATTGCGACAAGCCTGGCCGACGAAGGACTCGATCTTCCGAATGTCGAGCTGCTCATCATGGTGAGCGGCGGTCGATCGTCGCAGAAGACGATTCAGAGGGCGAGTCGCGCATTGCGAAAAACAGAAACCAAAAACTGTGCGACAATCGTAGACTTCTCTGACAAGTTCCACCCCATCGGAGCGTTTCACGCGAAAAAGCGAATGAAATGCTACCGAGAACTAGGTTGCGTCTTCATCCAATGACAAACGAATCATCGCCAACACCCACTGAGAACACGGTACTTTTGATCGGAGAATTTCGAACGGTCAGCCGCAAGACAGAGACGAAGACTGGAGCATTGATGGTCCGTCGGGTCATCTCAATCGCTCGCCACTGGACAGACGCCGATGGTCGTTTCCGCGAGGAGTACGACGAGTTTGAAGTGTCATCCTGGGGACAGGTTGCTGAGAAGATCCTGTCGATTGAGAGCGGCGCGCTGGTGCGAGTTAAGGGTCGTGTGAAAGTCGAGCGGTGGAGCGAAGGCGGTGAAACCAAGAGCGCCGTGCGTATCGCGGCGGAAAATGTAACGCTTCTCTGTTATTAACAATGAAAACGAATCAAACAATCATCGCAGTCGACCCTGGTGTTGGTGGCGGTTTTGCGGTGAAAACGGCTGATGGAATACTGCTGTTTCCGATGCCCGAATCATTGCCGGACATGGCGCAACTTCTAAGCGGCTTCAAGCTGTCCGACTCCCACTTGTGGGTTGAGAAAGTGCCGAAGTTCGTGAGCAAGCTGACTCCTGCTGCGAGCGTTGCCACGCTCCACGAGAACTACGGCATCATTCAAGGATTGGCCTACGCTCAAGGCTATGCGCTTCACCGCGTAGAGCCGAAAGTCTGGCAAGATCCGCTTGGGCTTGGAGGGCGTAAAGGGTGTGCCACCGGCCCTGAGTGGAAGCGAAAGCTGCGAGCAAAAGCTCAAGAGCTGTATCCGCATCTGGATGTCACCCTCAAGAACTGTGACGCTCTGCTCATTCTTCACTATGCCCAGGGAGGAGGACGTTGATGAATGCGACGATAACCCTCCTTCCACAACGCCCGAGCAAGAAACGTGGCAATTCGGACAACGTGTTCTTCCGACCAGTGTGGCTTGGCAAGGTGAAGCAGTTCGTGAATCACCGTGTCGATTCGATCCTTCTCGCTCTGTCTCGGATCGATTTCGATGAGCCTTGTATCCATCCAGACCTGACCAAACGCATTCTCACGCCCGAGCTTCTTCTCAACGATCTTAACCCTTGTGATGGATTTCGCCCGTTTCACGCATGAACGCTCCCATGAAGTTCTTCAAAAACAAACGTCCAACTAATGAGGAATTCAAACAAGCGTGTGTCGCCGCGTTTGCAATGGGCGTCGTCATCACCAGCGCGTACTTCATCCTCTTCGTTCTAAAGCAATGAACGCGCAAACCGAAGCCGACCTCCGCGAGGAGTTGGCCGAGTACAAATGGATTTCCAAGGAATTAGCAAAATCTCTTGGATGCGGATGCACGGTTGGTGGAGAGTTTCTCGACCTGTGCATCAACTGCAAAGAAACACAACAAGCATACAAAACCATACAGAAGACCTATGAACCTGAGCAGCTCACACAAAATCGTCCGCGTCGCTGAAGCCGACGAATCGACGCCCAAGATCGACTTCGCCTACATCGACAAGAAGTACAAGGAATGGCTCGTTCGCCGTGGATTTGCCGATGAATCCGATAGCGGTGAACTTGGAATGCGCCGTTCCAAACTGCGGGGTGTCGCCAAACGAACCGCTTTCCATGACAACGACTGAAATCTCCAGAGAACAGCTCTTGAAGGAAGCTCCGAGGCTCGTCGAGTATGCTATCCTGCGGGGTTGGATGAGTAGGCCAAAGAGGCTCAAGTCACTTGACGCTCCCTGGCACTCAAACGACGCCGGTCAGGTCCAGACGCTTACAGACGATGAAATACAAAAACTCAGGAAATCCGTCGGTATCGGTTGAAGTCATCTCCGACGACGTAGAGATACGGATCGGAGAAACGAAATGGGCTGGCGTGGTCTACACGCGAGAGGGCAAATCGAAGGTGTACGTTAGAACGAAAGCTGAATTCAAAGCCAAGTTCACACCCGTATCCGGTGATAAGCCCTGACCATTACATCGCCGCACAAGAGCAGCTCTTTGGGAAGTTTCAGAATCGCTCCATCAAGATCCAGCACTGGAGCAAGTACCTGATAACACCCAAAGAGCTGGCTCTGCTTTTCAGAAAGTTGGAGGAACACAAGTCGGTCATTCGCCAGATTGCCACGACAGACATCGGCAAGAGCGGCGACATAGCGCGTAAACACCTTGGAATCTGAAGATGAATCAATCGAAATTCGACCGTGCAAGAGCATGGGTCAAAGCCACGCCAGGAGCCATCGCAGGTCAGAACGGACACGGGGCGACATTCGCTGTTGCCACCGCTCTCGTTCATGGATTTGAGCTGACCAGAACGGAAGCTGAGACGCTTCTCTCTGAATACAACACGAAGTGCAATCCCCCGTGGAAACCGCATGAACTGGCCCACAAGCTGAATCAGGCGCAGATAGTCTCGCACGACAAGCCGCGTGGTTGGCTTCTAGAGTCACACTCAAGCATCGGCCAGGGCGGCACTCCGGTGTCTCCAACCGGCAAGTTCGTGGTGCGAAAGATCCAAGCAATTCCGCAATCAGACTTCCGATTTTCAACCATAGATTTCTTAAAAGCCTGCTTCGAACCGGACGAAGTTGTCTGCATCTGCAACGACATCGTGAGCGACGAGGAAGGTAGAAGTAGGCCAGCCTCCAAGGGTACGTTCCTCAAGCGCGAGGAATGGATTGAGAAGCATTTCACGCCGCCAATTAGTTCCATGTGGAACGGTCCTGACAGCCGTGGCGCCTACGTCCGCATCAACCCCTGTCTCGACGAGAGCGGCTCAGACTCTGGTGTCTCCGCCTATCGCCATGTTCTGATCGAGATGGATGAGAAGTCGAAGGACGAACAGTGGACAGCATTGAAGGAGTCGAAACTGCCGCTTTCGGTCGTCATCGATTCAGGCGGCAAGAGCTTGCACGGCTGGGTGCGTGTGGATGCGGCGAACAAGGAAGAGTGGACAGAGCGCCGTGACATCGTTTACCGGCATCTGGAGAGCATCGGAATCGATCCGAAGAACAAGAATGCGAGTCGCTTCAGTCGCCTCCCCGGCGTGATGCGGAATGGCGCTGAGCAGAAGCTCATTGCGGTCAATGTCGGAGCGGTGAACTGGGAAGCGTTCAAGGACGATCTGGATGCTTTAGATCTGCCGATGGAATTCACGCTCGATAGCATCATCGAGTACGATCCTAAGAACGATCCTGACAATCTGATCGGAGACAGATGGATTCGACGCGGTTCATCGCTTCTCTTCGTAGGCCAGAGTGGTTGCGGCAAAAGCTCGATGGCGGCGTATCAGGGTCTGAAATGGGCGTCGGGTGAAGCTTGGTTTGGCGTTCGGCCCGTCCGTTCGCTAAAAGTGGTTTACATTCAGGCGGAAAATGACATCGCCGATCAGCATGACGCACTCAAGGGGGCGGCCCAGATGACGTTTGGAAAGGAGAACTGGGAGCGAGGATTGCGGAATGCGAACATGCTGTTCTTCCGAGAAACGGTTCGAACAGGTGCTGACTTCGCCGTGATGCTGCGGCGACTCGTTCGGAAGACTAAGGCCGATCTGGTTTACATCGATCCGCTGCTCTCCTACATGGGAGGCAATCCGTCGGACATCGAGGTCTGTGCGAACTTCACGCGACATCTGCTCCAGCCGATTATGATGGAGACAGGGGTTGTCCTGGTGCTTGTCCATCACTTCCCAAAGCCGAAAGGTAAGGACGACAAGCCTGAGAGCGTGGCAGATTTGGCCTACTCAGGATTCGGATCGTCGGACCTGACGAACTGGGCGCGCGAGGTGATTGTGATGAAGGAGGTGGGATTCAACAATCCGCGTCGCTTCATGCTCGGCATGGCGAAACGAGCTGATCGTTCCGGCATGACGGATAAAGACGGAAAAGTCACCGGATCGATTATGATCCAGCGTGGGTCGAACGGCGACATCTCATGGAACTACGCAGAGCCTGAGAAGTTCGTCGTTGATAAAGAGTCTGCCAAAAAGCCGTACTCCAAAGGCCGATATCCTAAGCGTTAGCCTTCTCGCGCATGGCGCGGCGACGACCTTTCGCAGCGAGCGACAAAAACTTTTTCTTGCCGTATTTTTTGAAGCCAATTGAGGCGGCCAAAGCCTTCGGATCTTTCACACCTTTCTTCTCAAGCTCACCAACTAGCTTCTCGTAACGTCCACCACCACCAAGTTTCATTTTGTCCATAAAATTACCAGGATTTGCAACTCCAGTGCCGAGGAGTCGTTTTGTCGGTTGCTGTATCGCACTTCATGCGAGCGCGAAAGCTTTTCCGGTTGGCCGGAATGTTCTTCTTGATCTTCATGTTCGGATCGCCGAACCGAACGATGACAACCTTGCCAGCCGGATTCTTGACGTACACCGCGCTCTTCTTCCGCTCGCCAGGAGTGTAGAACGGCTTGTTGAGCGTCACCTTACGACCCTTGTAGGTGTTACCTTTTTTGGAGAGGGAGGTTTTCATCGTTCAAGATCCTCCTTAATCATCTGATACCTATCCTGTTCCATCTTCAAAACTCTAGGCCAAAGACGCTCAAACCGATTCATCTGAGCTTGCGTCGCCTGATCAATCGGCTTTGAAACAATGTTAAGGTACTCTGGCGTCTTAACGACACGCCCAACAGCAGCAGCGGTTGCGTTGTTGATTCCTTTTCCAAACAATCTGTATGCAGCGTATCCACCAAGACCGGCTTGCATTCCAGTCTCGCCATAAACCTGATAACCAGCAAATCCAGCCAAAGCTGGCAAAACCAGTTCTCTGAAGACGCTTGGTTTTCCAAGGTCAGAAACCTGCTCCAACTGATTTGCGATTTTTGTGATGCGAGAGACTCCATCGTCACCGAACAGCCCCTTGGTTATTCCAAAATACTTGCCTGGAGCCTCGCTTGTTCCAACAAGATCTTTGATCTTTGCCGTGTTGATTTTGTTTCCATCAACTGATTCGGCGATGATTCTGCCAACCAAGATGTTCTGGGCATCTCCGATCAAGTCCGGCCTTGATTGGCCAACAGCCTTTAGGAACTGCTTGCTGCGGTAACTGAGAGATTCACCCTCCTTGGCAACCAAGAAATCGATCAGATTAGAAGGTTCAAAACTTTCAAGCTGACCTCCAGGTTCCAACGCTTTTTTGACTGCCGCATTGAACCTTCCGCGAGCATTGCTGGCGGTTACAACCGCCTCTTCAAGAGCTTTGTAGAAAGGCTTTCCGCTCTGCGTCTCAATGTTCCTGATAACATCGTCCAACTTGATCGTATCGAGAACATCGACGTTTTTAGCGCGAGCATCTCGAACTTTGGCTTCAATAGCCGCGAGAGAATCGATGATCCGTTGCTCTCTTGACGTTATGTTCTCGGCCTTGAGGTTGGCTTTTGTTCGGGCAATTTGATCTTCCTGCTTGATTGCTGCATCAAGTTTTTCCTGAGCGCCAGAAATGTTGTTATCAACATCCTTTCTCAAAGCGTCAATTTGACCTTTCAGGTCGTTCGACTGTTTTTCCAGAGACGCCTTTCTGTTGACCAATGAACTGTACTTTGAGGCGACATCAGTTATTTCGGAAATGTCTGGAAACAATTCGTCAATAACCTCTTTCTGAAGACCAGTCGCTTTTCCACTGTTTCCAGCGGTAATCGCCTTCAGAAAATCATTTGGATTTTCACCGCGTGACTGAATGAAAACAAACTGCCTCAAATCCGGCTTTATCTCGTCGTATCGAGTTCCAAGGAGGTTTTTTAGAAGCCTCAGATTTTGAGGTCCAGTTGCGCCAGCAATGGTTCCAACGATTCCAGGCATTCCACCTTGCTCGCCAGCCTCTCGTAAAATTTTGTCAGCAAAAAATCCTTTGAATCTTGAAATACCTTCTCGATACGCAGCGTTTTCCTTTTGCAAAGCTGCTTTAAGGCCAGGATTGGACGCTAAAGCCTCATCAAGATGTGAGTTAATTTGATCAAGATCTTCAAAAACTGAATAATCAGCTTTTTTAACAGGATTTCCAAAATTGATTTTTCGAAGAATATTTGTGCGTTTCTGACGCAGTTGATTTACCGTGTACTCTTTTGTCACCTCTTCTCCGGTTGGAGATTTTTCGGTGACTGTTAATTTTGTGTTTTCAAGATCTGGATTGATCTTTGCGTATCCCTCTTCCCGATCTTTCTTGAACTTATCAAGCTCCTCTTGAGCAATCTGCTGTGTTTTAAGGCCCAGCGATTCTTTGGTGATTCCACCAGTAGGGCCATATCCAGCAGCTCGGCCTGCTTCAATGCTGGCAATCTGCTGGTTTAGATCAGCGACTTGATCGTCGATTCGCTGTCTCTCGACAGACTCTACCGGCAACGACTCGCGTTGTTTTTGAAGCTGATCGATTTCATCTCGAAGTCCTTGGGACTCGACACTTGCACGACCTTCTAATGATCGAATGACATCCGTCAAACGTGCATCACGCGAAGCATTTCGAACGTCGCGCAAATTGGTGATTCGATTGCGAAGAGCTTCAGATTCTCCAACAAAAGCGTCGATTGCATCGTTAGCCACCCTATTGGCCTGCTCGTCTGGAATAGCTATCGATTTCTGGAGTTCGGTTCTGATTGCGTCAGAAAGATCTTGCCCAGTCAAACCGGACGAACCGGCAGTGTTCATCGACTGGCTGACAACATTTCTGATCTGTTCCTGAAACTGCTGAGGATTCAGCCCTGAATTTGGAGAATAAAGCGTACGAGCAAGATCGCTTGAAAATCGGTCAAACATTCCAACCGAACCCTGCTTAACCATTTCCTGTCTGATATCCTCTGCTCGATCCTTGATGAATTGCTGCGTAAACGGGCGTTGCAATTCAGCGGCCAAAGCTCTCGGATTAAAATTAAATCCGCTTCTCCAATCTCTCACATCAAATCCGCTTCTTGCCAAAGCACCTCCACCCCTTGCAAGCCCACTTAGGCCCGGACTCAATAATCCGCCAAGTCCGGTCCTAAAAAGGACGTTGGACAAATCAGCGGAATCTTGGTCGAGAGTTTCAAGGCCAGCCTGAAGGCCAGAAGTCAAAACACCGCTTCCGGCTTCTTTTGTAAACTGCGTGAATTTTCTGGCCTGCTGACCGACCGGAACACCGGGAATAGCCTGAGCAAACATCTCCCCGGCTCGATACGGCTCAGGAGAAACTGTCTGACCAAGTGCCGCAGATCCTAGTCCGACTCCAGACTCGGTTGCCAATCCAGCAACAGTCCCCATTCCGGCAATAAACGGTGCAGCAATCAATGACGTTGAAGCGGGAAGTCCGGCTGCAAATCCACGGCGATAACCTTGAGCTTCGGCAGCTCCAAGCGGAGTGAATTGTCCAGACGGCTGAAGTCTTCCACCTTCAAAAGGGGCAAGCATTCCAGTCGGCTCTGCCATTTGGCCCATAGTGCCGACAAACTGCTGCGCCACCCCAACATTCTTCGCATCCTGAACCGCTTGTTCGAGCTGTTGAGGAGAACCAACCTGAGCTTGAACCTGAGCAGGAGTTAGCGCGGAGACTTGGCCAGCTTCCTCACGCCGACGCATCTCAGCGATGGTGGCTGGACCTTGAGATGGCTTAGGTTGGGCGGAGATTCCCTGCGCCGCTTCGTAATCGGAAATGGCTTTGTAGTCCGCTTCTGTAGGAGGATTCGGATTCGACCAGTTGTATTCCAGACCAGATGGAGATGTGATTTTTCCCATAATTACGGGGTGTAAATGAATCCAGAAGAAACGTTAGTCGAACCTGTAAACGGAGTTACACCAGCAGGAAGTGACGGAGCGGTTCCGGCTGATCCAGCGGGAGGCGATTGACGCTGCTGGCCAAATGGGGTTAGGGGCAGCTTGTAACGGGTGACAAGTTCGTTGGCCAACTTCACCTGCTCTGGAGAGATTTTGCGCTTCGTCTTAAGGTCATCAATCGTACTCCACAGGTTTTCAGCGGCAAATTTAGCAAAGTTGTTAATGTCGTTGACAAAGTTTTTGCTCCTGATGTCACCGATTGCCGCTTTCAACCGAACCTGTTCAGGCACTGTAACAGCCTTGCCGGAAGTGGCGAATGCCTCTTCATTGAACACTGTGTTAAATCTTTGAAGAAGCTCGTAAGCGTCTTTTTCTTCGTTAGTTTTTGATTCCTTTAATCTACGAGAAATTTCACCAATTTTACCATCGATAATACCAACGTAATTCTGAATTTTTCCTTTTCCATACGTTTGTTCAAACTTGTTCAATTCATCAACAAGTCTGGCTGAACCCTTTGCAGTATTCTGATCGCCGCTCATCCGACGGGCATCGTCTCCTTCAGGCCACTTCCAATCACTTTGCATCACGGAACCCTTGATTCTCGAAGCGGTACGAGCGTCAGCGGGTCCAAACAACTCTTGCCAATCGTCAACAGCATCATTTGCAATGGTCATTTTCATGCTGTCAGAAGGATTGATGCGCCCTGCTCGACGAGCCTCAACATTGGCGCGAGCAGTCTTGATTCGTTGCTCAAGGGGAATATTTTTGTCCAACTGATAAACCTCTTCGGACATTTCTGTTCCGAGGTCTTTAATAGTTTTTGCCTCATTCATCCGCTGCCTAATTGCGGGGGCGTTTTTCTGATAAACCTCTTCGTTAACCTCTCCGGTCTGAGGATTAAAAACATCGATACCCTGATTCTGCATCTCTGTTATGATGTCAGACCTAGTCTTTTCAAACTGTTCACGAGCTTTGATGATTTTTGCTCGCGGAGAGTACTGCTGAAGACCTTGGTACGCTTGAATTGCCTGTTGGTTGAACACCTTTGACCTAAAGCGCGGCAGAGCAGGCATTGGAGCCTTCAACTCAGGATCATTGAAGTAAGTTCCAATGTCCTCGTTGAACTTCTGAAAGATATCATACTCAGCAGCCTGAGCTTCTTGTTCTGCCAGCGCATCAGCATACGCCTTCGACTGAATCTTGTTCTGAAGATCCGCCTGACGCTGGCGCATGATCTGGTCAGCCGTCTGCATCTGGAACTGCTCCATCATCCGCTTTTGCGTCTGCGCGCGGTCGTAGAGGCTTGCGCCTAGCTGAAATGCTTGAAGGGTTTCGTCGGCCATAAAATCAACCTACTTCGGGGATTATTCCGGTGATGCTCATGTCGGAGCCGGTTCCCATTCCAGCTCCGCGATATTCAGATCCTGCCGGAGGTGCTGAGTAGAGATTTGTCGGCATCTGCGCCATCAACCCACGCTGGGTGTACGCGCCACCAGCGAATCCGCCAGCCTGAGAAATCGCGCTTCCGATAGCGGCCATCGTAGGATCAGGCATCGCAGCCACCTGAGCGGCTTGCAGGTTGCGATTGTACATCGCTTGCTGCTGCTGCTGCATCACTCCAACGCGCTGGGCAGGCGTGATGAACATGCTGCTCACCGAGAACGGCTGAACCATTCCCATCGTTCGCTGCTGCTGGATGAAGTTCTGAGCTTGGGCAAGACCCTGATTCTGGAGCTGTAACGAAGTCAGCCCCAAGTCGCGCGCGGTCAAAGCTCGACCAAATCCAGATGCTCCACCGAATCCACCGGCAAGAGCGCGTCCAGCGGTCGAGCGTTGAACCTGAGCAGCGACATCGGTCGGCAACTCACCCTTCAGCGCAGAGCCAATGTTCTTGCTGGCTTGCTGAACGATCTGATCGTAACCAGGAATCGCTCGGCGAAGCTGCGCCTCAAGCTGAGACTGCTCAGCAGCGGTCGTCTTTTGAGCGAGTTCGGTGGCAGGTTCGAGCGATGCGATGTTCTGCTGAATCGCTTGCCTCTGCTCTTGGGCGAAATCAATCGGTTTCAGCTCGGGAATCTTCGGCTTGCTTCCCTTGCTAAGAAGACCGCCAAGCAGACTCGTTCCACCGATGATTGCCGCACCACCTAGAATAGCTCCCATAAATTAAAATACCTCCTTCACAAGACGGTTGCCGTTCTCAATCGAGAACACCTTTTCAGGTTCGTGACGTTGGATGTTCATGGTAACCAGTCGTGCAGCCTTTTCCTCGGGAAAAGCTCGTTCGTTCTGGAAGCAATGAACCCACACACGCCGCAAAGTATCCACCTTAAAAAGCTCGTTCTCCTCGATTGTCATCACCCCATGGAGTGACGCCCACGCATCCGCGTACTCACGAAGCGCCTGAACCGAAGGAAGGTGAACTTCGTAGCCGAATCGTTCGGTGCATTCTTTGGCTGACGACTCGGGATTCTTTTTGACGTACACCTTAATCGAGTCATCAACGACAGCCTTCGGGAGGTATCCGTAAGTCGAGCAGTCAGCGACGTACTTGTAACGAGTCCGATATTCTTCAATCGACTGCTTCCAATTCGGATCAGTCGCACCCTGCTCATGTAGGCCAAGGCAGTCCGCTTCCAACGAGAAAAGGACCGACATGAATGCCGATCCGAATCGAGGCAAACCGCAAATTTGGAAGAGCTTACCTTTCATTTTTTATGCACAAAGAAGTCCACGCGGCAGTACGCGCAAGGATGAAGATGGCCGACTCAGCACCGGGGATTACACCAAGCTCACTGCAAACGATCGCAGTGTAGAGCGCGGCATTCGGGTGGATGTTTTTGCCAGCTTCTTTCATCCACCCATGAAGCTGCTCAATTCGAGCGTTCGCGTTTGGAAAGTCGGACTTGATCAGCTCGCTAACACGGCTCCATGCCGGATCGATTCGATCATTGAAGAACGAGTTTCCGAAACCTGGAATCTTCATTCCCGCCTCGATGGCCGACTTCAACGCTCGTTCGTCGAATCGTTCGTAAACGAATCGAGCAGGTCCAATCGGGCCGTGTGCATCGCCCAAACTCAGGATTGCCGAGGCGATTCCATTCGTAAGCTGCGCGCTTCCAAAGAAAGCGTTTACAGCAGCGCCGGAACTAGAGTTCTGGTTGTTCCGAGCCGCCATGTCATGCGCGTCAAAAACAGCCTGAAGCAACCCCAACTTTTGAGGAGTCGCATCAGCCAGCGCAAAGTCGATATTGAGGTTTAGAACCATTGTGAAAACCCACCGCCATTCAACCCGACTCCGACCATTCGGATCGTGTGAACAGCGTCGCCCAAATACTGCATCGTCTGCTCCTGCACAGCTTGAACAGCTTTGGCTTCGTAGGCCACTGCTTCCTGAATCAAATCGTTCTCTTCCTTCCGAATCGCCATGACCATCAGCTTGATGGCATCAGGACACGGAGGAATGAGGTAGTCATTCACGCTCGTCGCGTTGATGTGGCGCATCTTCGCCATCACCGTCACCGGCTTGTCTTCCTCGTTGTTGCAACGATCAGCGAGGTAGCTGCGACGATACTGCGGCAGAGTTTCATCAGGGTCGTAAACTGCCAGATCCGTTTCCAGCGCGGTCGTCGCGTTGTACTCGTACAAACGGCTGGCCGTGTTTGTAGCTTCGCGGATGACTCCGGTCAGTTCGGTGAATTTCTTGGTCGATTGAACGTACGGCAGAGCCAGCGTCAGCTTCTCGCCGTCGATCCAGACTCCACCGCTCTGGGTTCGAATCCACTGCCCGTTCTGATCGACGCCCTGCAAGGTGATTGTCTTGCCGACATCCGAAGCGTCGCCAGGGTAGACTCGAAGATAGCTGTTAGTACCGCCAGACATGTCGCGGTAACTAACCACAGTGCCACGGTCAATAAGCTGCTTGCCGACACACACTTGGTTTCCGTTGAGAAGGCCATATCCGGTTTCTTGAAACTCGAACCATTGATTGCGAACGGTTCCGACTCCGCAGCAATCGGCGATAGCTTCAATCGTCTCGATCTGACGCGGCCAAGTGATGCAGCCACCGACAGTGTGGATTGTGAAACGTCCGTAAGCACCAGCCCACAGACCCTTGTGAAGCAGTCGGCGGCAAGCCTGATTGATGTAGTCGTAAACGCGCGCGTCATCGACGCAAACGCCGATAGCCCGAGCAATCGTTGACCTGATATCTTGGACGATCAGCTTCATTTGGTGTAGTAGACTCGGGCGGTTCGCTTGATGAAGTAAACACCGTAGAATGGCGGTAGATTGTTGTGCGGCGCATCACCACCGGACGAAGTGGTCGGCAGCAGGTTGGCCACGCCTTCCGAACGGTTCGTCGCGCTGAACACACTCGTATCAGCCGATCCGCGCTGAGTAAGGTTGATGTACTGGTCGAGAATCTGATGCGTGTGAGACGGCATCTCGGCGGTGACAAGCGTATGTTTGTCCTCACCGGCAACAGCGGTCGAGGTGGTCGTTCCGTTGACGCTGACAACCCCGCTCGCCGCAAACGTGCCAGCGCCAACCGGGAATCGAGCTTCGAAATTCGTATCGATAGCCCACATCGAACCGGCGTAAGGATTGCCAGAGTAAACCGTTCCATCGCCACCATCGTAAGAGAGGACATCGGCACTCGTCCCAACAAAGATGCGGCGTTCGCTGCTGTTTGCGGCGACAGGATTCTCCCTCGACCAATACCCACCTTGAAATACCCACCAGTTACCGTTGTTGTCCAACCACGGATAAACCTGATTGTTCAGCGTCGGAGTCGTCGGACCAAAGTTGAAGAACGAGTTTCCGATGGCGCTGTTGAAATTTGCCTGAGTGCCGCTGATGACATCGTTGGCCAACTGCTGGTAGTTGGTCGGGCAGTACCCGATGGGCAAACTCGGGGGCGTCAGCGTGATGAGTGTAAGGTTTGGCATGCTGTTTTAAGGGTTAACGGCTTCCGAGGTGTAGGTCAGCGGATTGATATCACAGACATCAAGCGGTGTGCAGGCCGGGAACACCGTCCGGCATTCACCAACACTCGGCTCCTGAACATCGTAAGCGTGAACTCGCAAGCTCTTGATCCGGCAATACCCGATGATATTGAGCATCACCTGAACCTCGTAAAGGTTGCGAGCCGGTGTGCTGATCGTCTGATTGCACGGCGCATCCGAAGGCGTCGGAAAACGCATCTTCGGGCGATACTGCGGCTTGAAGTTCGTAATCGG